GGAGCATCTTCGGTGTTTCTTGCGTGTACACAACATTTATAGGAGTTAAAAATGGCAGATCAAAATAAGTTTGAAAAGATGCTAGAGCTTCTTGTCAATGAAGACAAAGAAGCAGCACAAGAATTATTCCACGAGATTGTAGTTGAAAAATCACGTGATATCTATGAAAGTTTACTAGAAGACGAAGCTGAAGTTGATGAAGCTACTGATGAAGAAGTAGATGAAGCAACTGATGAAGAAGTAGATGAAGCAACTGACGAAGATCTAGACGAGTCAGATGACGAAACAGTCGAAGAAGGTTTTGACCTAGATGAGTTTGAAGTAGAAGCTGATCCAATGGACATGGACAAAACAGACGACATGATGGCAGACCTAGGCATGGACGACGAAGGTGAAGAAGGCGACGAAGAAGGTGAAGGCGATGTTGAAGATCGTGTTGAAGACCTAGAAGACGCACTAGACGACCTTAAAGCAGAATTTGAAAAAATGATGGCTGGTGATGACGATGGCGAAGACGATGAAGGCGAAGAAGAGCCAGAAGAAGAAGCATTTGCATTTGAAGCATCAGACGAAGAAGTTGAAGAAGCTACAGACGAAGAAGTAGACGAAGCAACTGACGAAGAAGTAGATGAAGCAACTGACGAAGAAGTTGACGAATCAAAAGAACCACAAACAGCAGGCGAGCAAATGCGCGAGTATGTTGAAAAAGTATCAGCTACAATGGGCGACAACGGTGCAAACACCAAGTCAACAGTAGCAGGCGCAAACGATATGGGCGGCACAGCAGGTAATTTAAACCAAGCTGGTTCAGACGCAAGCGCAGAAGCCGGAGCAGGAAGTACAGTTAAAGGTAATGCTTTAAGTGATACAAGTGCAAAGGACATGAATACCAAGAACGTTAACGTTCCTGGTGGTAAGGCAGCAAAAGCTGGCAAAACCTAACCTGGCCACGGCGCTGAAAAGAAGTCAAAGCCAGAGACTGCTGACAACAAAAAATCTGTTGTAGGCAAATAAACGTAAGGAAACCTAGATGAGAAACTTACGAGAGCATTTGACATTCGACCAAGCTAATGTAGTACTTGAGAATGCCAACGAAGGTAAAGACCTTTATATGAAAGGTATTATGATCCAAGGTGGTGTTCGCAATGCTAATCAGCGAGTGTATCCTGTAAATGAAATAGGCAGGGCTGTCAAGACTCTCAATGATCAAATCGCTGGAGGATACAGTGTTCTCGGAGAAGTTGATCATCCAGAAGGACTTAACATCAATATTGACCGTGTAAGCCATATGATAACTGAATGTTGGATGGATGGTGATAACGGTTACGGCAAATTGAAAATTTTACCAACACCGATGGGGAACCTAGTTAAAACGATGCTTGAAGCAGGCGTTAAACTAGGCGTCTCGTCACGTTAGCGGTAACGTAGCAGAAGACGGCAGTAATACCGTTTCTGACTTTGAAATAATCACTGTGGACGTTGTGGCTCAGCCTAGCGCCCCTGGTGCATATCCAACACCCATTTATGAAACACTTATGAATGCACGTGGAGGGATGAAGGCATACGAATTAGCACAGGCAACTAGACACGACGACAAGGCACAAAAGTATCTTAAGGAATCACTGATTAATATAATCAGTAAACTCCAATGAAACAGGAGAAAGTAATGATAGATGCAATAAAAACTCTATTTGAAAACGATGTTGTTTCAGCTGAGATTAGAGATCAAATTGAAGAAGCTTGGGAAAGCAAAATTAACGAAAATCGTTTGCAGGTAACTGCTGATTTGCGTGAAGAATTTGCTACAAAGTATGAGCACGATAAGTCAACTATGGTTGAAGCTATTGACTCAATGCTTTCTGAGCGACTTGCTGAAGAGATTGCAGAGTTTGCAGACGACCGCAAACAACTCGCAGAAGCAAAAGCAAAATATGCTGTTGCAATGCGTGAAAATGCAGATCTACTGAAGGGTTTCGTTGCTGAAAATTTAGCAAACGAGATTAAAGAATTAAGAGCAGACAAAGTAGCAATGGCAGAGAATTATGCCAAGCTGGAAGAGTTTGTTGTTGAGTCTCTAGCAGGTGAAATTGCAGAATTCAATGAAGATAAGAAAGACTTAGCTGAAACTAAAGTACGTTTAGTACGCGAAGCTAAGACACACTTCAATAAAGTTAAAACTGATTTTATTGAAAGAAGTGCTACAGCAGTATCTGAAATGGTTGGTAACTCACTTAAAACTGAAATTACTTCACTTAAAGAAGATATTGACGCAGCACGAAGAAACGATTTTGGTCGTAAAATCTTTGAAGCATTTGCAGGAGAGTATACAACTAGCCACTTGAATGAGAATTCAGAAGTAGCTAAACTTCTTAAAGTTGTTGATATTAAAGACAAGCAACTTGTAGAAGCAAAAGCATTTGCAACAAAGGCAAAAACTTTAGCTGAATCAGTTAACGTTGAAAAGCAACGTTTAGTTGAAACAGCAAAAAGAGAAAAGATTATGAACGAACTGATTGCTCCTTTGAGCAACGATCAGCGCGAGATTATGACAGACTTACTGCAATCAGTACAAACCACTAGACTACAAAAGTCTTTTGACAAGTACTTACCATCGGTTATCGACGGAAATACTCCAGCAAAGCGTAAGGCAGCAATTACAGAAGGCAAAGAAATTACAGGCAACAGAGAAGAAACAATGACAGCAACTAAAGCAGACGAAGAATCAATCAGTAATGTAGTTGATATTAAACGTCTTGCTGGATTATAATTAAGGAGATAATGATGTCAGAACTATTAGAAAGCCGCTGGGTAGACACCAAAACTGCTCTTCTTGAAGGCTTGCAAGGCAACAAGAAGTCTGTTATGGCTGCTACGCTAGAAAACACCCGCAAGTACTTGTCAGAGAGTGCTACAGCTGGTGCAACAAGTGCGGGTAATGTCGCAACACTAAATCGTGTGATCCTTCCAGTGATCAGACGTGTAATGCCAACCGTTATTGCTAACGAGTTAGTAGGCGTACAACCAATGACTGGTCCTGTGGGTCAAATCCACACTCTACGTGTTCGTTATTCAGACACAGTAGGCGCAGGCGCATCAGGTGCAACAGCAGGCGAAGAGGCTCTAAGCCCATTCAAAATTGCTGAAGCATATTCAGGTAATGCTACATCAGGTAAAGCTGATGCAACAGCAGCACTTGAAGGTGAAGCAGGCAACAGAATGTCAATTCAAATCTTGAAGCAGACAGTTGAAGCTAAGACACGTAAGTTGTCAGCTCGCTGGACGTTTGAAGCTGCACAAGACGCACAGTCTATGCACGGTATTGACGTTGAAGCAGAAATCATGGCTGCATTAGCACAAGAGATTACTGCTGAAATCGATCAAGAAGTACTAGCGTCTTTAGACACACTAGCTGGTGCTGCTGCTGAAACATATGTACAAACAGGTGTTTCAGGTACAGCTACATTCGTAGGTGACGAGCATGCCGCATTGGCAGTGCAGATCAACCGCGTAAGTAACTTGATTGCACAGCGCACACGTAGAGTTGCAGGTAACTGGGCTGTTGTATCGCCATTCGCGTTAACAATCCTACAATCTGCTACAACTTCAGCGTTTGCACGTACAACTGAAGGTGCTTTTGAAGCCCCAACTAACACTAAGATGGTTGGTACTTTGAACAACGCTATGAAAGTGTATGTAAACACTTATGCTGCTGATGATTCAGCGGTACTAATCGGCTACAAAGGTTCAAGCGAATCAGATGCGGCAGCATTCTATTGCCCATATATTCCGCTAATGAGCTCAGGAGTTGTATTGGATCCAGGTACATTCGAACCAACAGTATCATTCATGACACGTTATGGATATGTTGAGTTGAATAACACTGCGTCATCGCTTGGTAACGCAGCTGACTACTTGGGTAAAGTAGACATTACTGACACAGC